TTTATCCGAATAATCTTTTTGCTGACTTAACTGCCGCAAATGCAATTTCTGTTGATGACCTCCGTCTTGCATTTGCTTACCAGAAAATGCTTGAACGTGATGCGATTTATGGATCGAGATATAATGAGTATCTGTATGGACATTTCGGCGTGCATATCCCCGATGCCTATATTCAGTTTCCTCAATATCTTGGAGGTGGTCGTACTCCGCTCAACATTGTTCAGGTCGCTCAGACCTCGCAAGGTACCGAAGAGAGCCCCCTCGGTAACGTAGGTGCTTATTCCTGGACGAATGGTCGTACGGGATACTCTAGAAAGTTTAAAGAGCATGGCTTGGTCATGACGGTTGCCTGTCTTAGGTATCGTCATACTTACCAGCAAGGCATCGCCAAAAAATGGCGTCGTAAAGTCCGTGAGGATTTCTACGATCCCTTGTTCTCTACGATTGGTCAGCAACCTGTGTACACTTCTGAGTTGTATGCGAATACGCCGAACAATACTGTCTTTGGTTATCGTGAAGCCTGGTCTGAGTTGCGCAACATCCCGAATACTATTTCTGGTGAAATGCGTTCTAGTGCGACCAATTCTTTGGATATCTGGCATTTTGCTGATAATTATTCTTCAGTCCCGACGCTTTCTCAGTCGTTTACTGAAGAAACTCCTGCTTATGTGGATAGAACATTATCTGTTCCTTCTTCGAGTCAGGATAACTTCATTCTCAATTTCTATTTTGATATGGCTGCTGTTCGTAAGATGCCTGTCTATAGCATGCCTTCCTTGATAGACCATCACTAAGGAGGTTAAATTATGGCATTTGGTGGACCTACCGTTGCAGACCGCCTGTTCGGCACGAACGGAGCAACCTCGAATTGGTTTACTCGTACCTTTGACCCGACTAAGGTCGAAATGGACTATAACTCGGCAGAGGCATTGCGCAATCGAGAGTTTAATGCGACAGAGGCTCAAAAAAACCGCGACTTTCAAGAGCGCATGGCCAATACTGCTTACCAGAGAGCCGTTAAGGACCTCAAAGCTGCAGGCTTGAATCCATATCTTGCATATAGTGGCAGCGGAGCTGCCTCTCCCTCTGGCGCTACAGCGAGCGGAAGCAACGCGAGCGCAAGCGGCGGAGGGACTGCCCGTAACACAACAAGTCTGCTTACAGTACTTGCAAACACCGCGATAGCCCTATCGAAGCGGTAGAGCCTCAAAATCGCCACGTAGAGCCGTGAAACGGTGTCTTGCATATAACTAAGCGCCGATGGCTCCCATCGGCTGCCTGAGCCCCGTTTTTCGAGCCTTAACGTAGGCTTGAGAAATGGGGCTCAACACTGTCGTGACAAAGTCGGACAAAACGCGCGCGATTAACGTGCGTGAAAAAGTCCGACAATACCACGACTAAAACAGAGTCAAAAAGGGCAGTCCCCGCCGCTTGCGGAGCATGCGGATAGTGATGAAAACTTGCACTTTTTACAGATTTTCACGTTTCGATGGAAAACATAGGCGTATTCATTACTTGATAAATATACGCCGACTGACACCATCGAAACGTGAAATTACACTTTTCACAGGTGAGAGTATGTGTCTGATGCCCGTTAAGCTTGCGAAGTACCAGTTCTTCGTCCCGTGCGGCAAGTGCATAGAGTGCCGTATATCCCACTCGATCGAGTGGGCATATCGTGTCGTTGCGGAGACGAGAGCGCATGAGCACAATTGTATGATTACGCTTACCTATGCCGATGAGCATCTTCCTCACGACATGAGCGTAAGCGTGTATGAAATGCAAACCTTCTTGAAGCGGTTGCGGAAGGCGGTCCAGCCTTCCGAAATCCGTTTCTTTGGATGCGGTGAGTATGGCGAACAGTTTCTTCGTCCTCACTATCACATGATTGTCTTCGGCCACGACTTCTCCGACCGATACCTTTTTGGTCATGATAAAAAGAGTACGAAACTTTATCGGTCTCCTCAGCTTGAGAAGGTGTGGACAAAAGGATTCTCGAGCGTTTGTGAGGTCGAGTTTGATGTGGCCAAGTATGTAGCCATTTACCTTCAAAAGCCCCCTGCTGACGGCAGGCATCGAGCGTTCGTGAATATGAGCCGTAATCCTGGTATCGGTTACCAGGCTATCAAGCCCAACCTTATGGAAACTGATAAACTCTACCAGGACGGCAAATACATTCATCTTCCCCGCTATTATCTCAAAGTCCTTGAGAGGTCGTATCCAGACCAGATTGCGGACTTAAAAGAGCGTCGTATAAATCATGCGATAAGCGAATACGTAGAGATGATGGCGAACATAAAGCACCATATTACGCAGATAGAGTATCGGAAACACCGTTTTGAAAAAATTTTTGGAAAAAGTCTTGACAAAAATTGCATGCCGTGATATAATGGTATTGTAAAAAAAACAAACACGTAAGAGGCGACGGAGTTTTGTTTCATTTTTTTGTTTTCCTCGCCTCACTCTATTTTGTGAGGTGTTTTTTTATGTGCTTTTCGGTTACGTATGCCTTGAACGATGGCTCTATCCATACCTCTTCCGTTGTTGCTGATACCATTGTTCAAGCAGCTGCGATTTTTTCAAACTGCTGTCTCTCTATGTCTTTAGACGAGGTCGATGTCCTTGGCGTCGTCCCGTCTTGTGGTGCTGTGGATTATCCTTGGTTGTGCGATGAAACGGATTACTGAACGAGAGCGGATTGTTCGCCGTATGCAGGAAGTTTCCCGAGATATCGCGATGGTAGATAAACTCCTCGCTATCGAGGTAAAAGGCTCTGATTATGGACATCTCATTAAGCGTCGCAAGATTCTTTACGAGATGTATCTGAATCTGAACCGACAGCTGGTTGCTCTGGATGGAGTAGACCAGCCGTCGTTGTTCGACGAATATGACCAAGGAGATGAAAAATGAGTTTTGTGGATTTTATGACGAATTATGGCGAATACATTACCTTCGCCGTCTATGCAGTGGTGTCTATCGTCCTGTTTTTCAGGACGAAGAACATAAAATACATCAAGGAGTTAAATGAGGCAATGAAGTATCGTACCGCAACGTACAGAGAGACGGAAGAATCTCCGTCTCAAGAGTTTGACCGTTACAAGCCCGTCTATCGTCTGAATAAGGCGACAGGCGAGTTGGAGCTGACTGATGAGCGGATTGATATCCAGGAGCTTATCGATAGTTGCAGAGACATCTGTTTGCAGTCCTGCCTTGAGCGCTTTATGCCACAAGAGGATGCGACAGATGAGATTCAAGATAACTACGATGAGTATCTGGATGACCTCGATGGCTTTACCGAATATTTGGATAAGGCTGAAATGTACCGTGAGAAGTTTAATCTCTCCGATGAGCTGTCCGCTGAGGAGATTTTTGACCATGTATCCGAACAGGCGAATAAACTCAAGACTCGCCTGGACGAGATAGAAAAGGCAAGGAAGGAGAGCAGAGCGACGCAAACCGCAAAGGCTGATAAGCCGTCCGCCTCCACTTCGGATGACTTTTCGACCGCTGGCGGTGCCTCTGGCTCTGCCCCTTCCTCTGCTGAAAAAACAGACAAGGAGGTAAAGTGATGTATCGTCGTCGTCGCCGTGTTGTTCGCGGTCGCCGTGGTTTCTATCGTACTGGTCGCCGTGCTCGTCGCCGTCGTCTGCATAAGCGTATTGCTTATGGCGGATTCAGTTTGTAAGTGATAAGGAGTATTTGACATGATTTACAAAATTTACAGCGTCAAAGACGCGGTTGCAGGACAGTTTTCCGAGCCTCGTATCTTTATGAACGAAGGACTCGCTGTCCGTTGGTTTAAGAATCTCTGCGAGAAGTCTGAGATTGCGTCAGACCTCTCCCTTTACTATCTCGGAGAGTATGACCTCGAGAGCGGTGCCATTTCGTCCGCTCCAGAGTTTGTTATGAATGGTGTTCTTGAGGTGACTAAGTAATGGCTCGTGGACATTCTTTGCAGAACGTGCCGATTCCTCGATTCCCCCGAGCACGTTTTAATCTCTCTCATTCTGTGACGACGTCGATGGATGTTGGCACATTGTACCCTATCGACTGGCAAGAGGTTGTACCTGGTGATGTGTTTAAATGTCGAGCTTTTGATGTTTCTCGCGTCACCTCGTCCTTCCTTAAGCCAGTGATGGATAACTTGTTCCTGGATGTGTATCACTTCTTTGTTCCTCATCGTCTCGTCTACGACGGCTTTGAGAAAGTGTTCGGTAATCCGAATCCTTCGGCTTATACTGATAATGACCTTGAAGAAATTCCCATGACTTACGGAGAAGTCAAGTCTGGAAGTGTTGGTGATTATCTTGGGCTTCCTCTTGGCAGTATCTCTCAGAGTAATCCTGTTTCGGTTTTGCCCTTCAGGTCGTTCGCTCTGATTTACGATAAGTATTTCAGAAACGAGAATACTACCGATGAGATTTACATTCAGAAGAAAGGCTTTTCTTTGTCAGAGCTGCTCGGTTCGCAAAATTTTGCTCCCAATTCTTATTGCGGTAAATTACCGAAGGTGAATAAGTACAAAGATTACTTTACTTCGTGTGTTCCTAATCCTCAAAAAGGCGCTCCTGTTACGTTTAGTCTTGGTGAACGTGCTCCTGTTGGGACTTCTGCTTCTGCAACCTTAACAGGTGTTCAAGAACCTCTCACTTTTTCTATTGGTTCTTCTGGTGCTGGTTTTGATAATGTTCATACTTTGGTGACTAATGGTGCAAGGTTAACCGCGCTTGCTGGTAATAATACAGAAAATGTGGGTCCTGGTCTTTATCCGAATAATCTTTGTACTTATT